GTCCAGATCCAGAGTCCAGATCCAGAGTCCAGATCCAGCTAGCCGGTGATCGAAAGGCCGGGCTTTTTTCCGGATATCGTGGCCGGTAAACTTTCCAGATTTTTACCGGCAACCGGACCACGGACTACGGGCCGGTAAGTTTGGGGCGGGGATCGCGGGGCGGGGTCCGGCAAGTTTAACTACGATTTACGGCGATTTAAACGGCCAGCAACGGGCATAAAAAAAGCCCCGCCGGTAATGTACCAGCGGGGCCGTTGTCGGCTTGTGCGGGGCTTATTCGATATCCAGCGTTAATGTGGAACCGGCCAACACTTCTTTGATTATGCTTTTCACGTCGTCGCGTCCGATATCGTCGTCGTCGTCCGGCAACCTATCACTAATCATGTCGTCAATTTCTGATTGGTAATCGTGAATGCTGAATTCATCCATCACGTCATCTTTGACATTGTCGACATAGCTTTCAATTAGGGCTTCCACCTTGTCCCCGATCACGCCCATTATTGCGTCGCCGACGTGATCTAACTGAGCACGTTGAAATTGACTAGCCTTGCGAACGGCCTCAAGCTCTTTTTCAAGCTCAACAATGCGAGCATCGCGTGGGTCCAAAGTTTCGGCTGGAATAAAGTTTTGATTTTCCATTGTGAAAATCTCCCGTAGTTAAAGCCCCCCGATGGGGCCGTCCCCGATAATATGGGGGAAATCCCATATATTGTAAAGCCCATAAAAAAGCCCCGCCGGATTGGCGGGGCCAGTGTGAAATATTGCGGGGCCGGTTATGCGGCGACAGCGGCGACGCGGTTCCAGTCGGCAGGCTTCATTGCTAGCAACTGGCCGCCCCGTTGTTGCCACATATCCACGTCGTCGGTGTCGGCTTTATGTGATACCGCGGTGACGGCGTTTATCAGGGTTGCACGGGAAAGGGGCTTGCCGTTTTCATAACCGGCTTGGCCGATAGTGTCCAACAACCCGTCGAGTACATTTGATTTTTCTTTTTTGGTTAATTGCATAACCTTGCCTAGGCTCTCGACGACGGCGGTTTTTTCGACGGCCACCCCGTCGATAACGTCGGCGGCGGCTTGTTTCATTTGCTCAATAACTTGATCGAATGCGTCGCGGCTGGAATAGGCCCCGACTAGGTCCCGAATTTTAAGTTCTAAAGCTTTATTGTCGGCGTCTTTAGCCTGATCCGACAGCAAGCCCCAATCGTCCGTATCACGCGCCGACGTAATATGGCTGGACCGCGTTTTGTTTTGGGTCTGCATTCCATTAAGACAGGCCAGTGTCCACGCGATCTGATAAACAGAAACCGATCCCGCGCCTACTTCGGAATTTTGCAAGCCGATCCCGTTTGCCATCAAGTCGTTTAACGCCGCGCCCGTGCCGGTTTGAACAAGGGATTTTAACCGCAGATATAAACGCTTTTCAGTCACGTCGGCATTAACGACTTGAAACGCGGCGGGGTTATCCATCAATTGTGGCAATGCGGCTTCTAACAAATTTACGTTGTCGAAAGTTTTGAACTTATCGGAAACGAAAGCCCGGACAGTCCCGTTTGGATTTATCGCGTCATTCCATTCCGCACGGGGTGGCATGTTCAAGCCCACGCCGCCGAAAGTTGCCGGTTGTTCCGTTACATTGTGATGTGTCCGGATCATACGCACGGCGGGTTCATTTTGCCAAATAGCGTTCACAAGCCCGTCGAATTCGGCGGGATATCGGGATTGCAACCGGCGGGCCGTGCGGGTGTCGATATCCGCATGACTGGCAATTTGCCCGAACGCCACGTCGTTAATGTCAAAAAATTGCGTCGGTTCCCCGCCGCGTTGCTCGACAATAATTTGCGGCTTGCCGTCGTCGGTTGTCGATTTTTGCAAGTCATTAGTCGGGGCCAAGTAATCAGCGGCGCGGCTGGCCTGATCCTGTACTTTTTGAAGTAAAGCCGAAAGCGAATTTTTGTTATTCTCAATGTTATGAGTCATGATTTTATTTTTCCCGTTTAAAGTTAAAAACCGGCGAGCATGATTGCGTCGCCGGTGATTGTGTTATCATAATATGGGATGTTATGCAATTAGAAATTTTTAAAACTTCTATTCCGCACCTATGTCACCGGCAACGTGATGCCGGATAATAGCCCGCGGCGATAGCGTTTTGATAAAAGCCCGCAACCGGTCCCCGTCGGATTGTTGTTGGTCCTGTCCGGCGGTTGCCCGCCAATGTATAGCAACATTGCCACCCGCCGCATAACAGCCACCGCGCTCGCCGTTCTCGATTTTCTTTTTGCTGACCCCGTGACCGGTAAAGCCGACGATATAATCACGATCTGAGCGGGCGCATAACGGCTTGCCATTGCCACAATTTACGCAACCGAAGTGATCCAAATATTCCGCCGGACAACGAACAACCCGCACCCCGTTAACGTGCCGATATTTATTTAAACCGGCTGTTCCAAGTTCATACTCATATTTTGGCGCACCGGTCCAAAAAGATTTTTTGACAACAGTAACAACCGGCGCAATTTTATCTTTCATAATTTGCACGGCTTCGGCGAGTGTATCAGCGGAATAATTTATAGTCGTTTTATTCGGGGCCAATTTGTGCGCCCAATACAACGGGTGAAAATGGGAGTAGGTGAAGCTTTCCCCGCGGCGCGGCTTGGCATCAAGCACGGCGTCCAAATATTCAAAATCTATTTGACTGGCTCCGCAACCGCGCCCGCTATCGTTCAGTTTACAGTCGGCGGGACAAGTACCGAAATTATTATCTTTTCCGGCGCGGTATGTCACGGCCAAGCCCGCCGTCTTATTGGCGGTTGAATTTTTAACAGTTTTAAGCATTGCAATGACTCCCGTGTTGAATGCGATTTATCCCATATATAGAACAAAAAAAGCCCCGTCAATAGAACGGGGCCATTTTCTAAAATTTTATCGCCGCCTACGCTTTACATAACGGGTTCTCTTTTGGGTGTGTTTTTCCCAATCCGGACCATATAACAAACGGCCAATCCAACTGAATATAAACATCAAGCCGCGGCTCCCTCTTTTTCTTTATCCTCACGTCGGCGCAATTTCCAAATTAAATGTTCAACATTGGACAAACTGCCCAATATATGATCCGGCAAATTGTTCTGGTATGCCAAGTCATATAACGCCACCAACTCAATGTGGATTTTTTGTTTAACGTCGATCATACCGTCACCCCTTTTAATTTTCTTATCATTGAAACAACGTGATCATAATCTTCTATAACCGCCAAACCGTTAACCCCCGCGCCAGAATACTCTGTTTCTGTATCATAGTTTTTGCGGGTTTCGGACGTAACCTTAAAAAAACGGTCACACAAATATAACCGGTCACCGTTTAATAAGGTTAACTCTAGCTCTATTACTCTATCCATGTTTTTCATTATTTCTACCATCGTTCAAAACTCCCGTGTAAATTAACGATACCCTCATATATAGGATTATCTGGGACATATCAAGTCAAAAAGCAAATCCCAATCAAACGGGTGTTCCTGATAATGTATTGCCTCAACAGATTGCAACCCGTCCATTTTAAGATCAACCGCCGCGCTAGCCGGATACAAAAACATTTCTGGCGGGACTTCCGGCTTGGATTGTTTCTTAATCAATATCCAACTGGAGGAGTGCTGATGCCTCGACAACCACGCAACTTGTGACGGCTGTAAGGTGACGGCGTTGCCGGTCAAAAACTTTAATTCTACAAAGTGAAACGTCCCGTGCTCATCACAAAGCAAAACGTCTGGTATTCCTGCACCGACAGAGTTTTCAATCCTCGTCAATAATATCTTCCGGTTCAGGCGTTGCGTCGCCTCCCGCATCTGCTTGTAAAAGCCGCTCTCTCGCTTTACCGCGATTTTGGGTGTTGTCTTTTTCTTCTGGCGTGATGTTGATCGTGACGGGGGCATAGCTTTGTTTGATATCCTCTAAAGCTTTCAAAACTTCATCCTTGCTCATACTATCAATCGACCCGTGACGGATTTCTGATTTGCTGACATAGATGTCGCCTTGGGCTTGCCCCCTTCTATATTCGGCTTGCACGGCGGCAGAGTAAGCACCGTTGGTCAGAGCCTCATCCCGTATTGTTTGAAGGTCCCGTAGATGCCGTTGGTAGGTCACGCCATACTTTGCGTCCAACTCATCCCGATAAGCACGGATAGCCGCTACAACATGCGGGGATGTATTGGGATTGGTTAGCTCATAAGCCCGCGTATGTGCGGAGGTGGCAGAGTAACCGGCATTTATTGCGGCCTCTCTCAAAGTTATCTGACCGTCCTTACTGACGATCTCTTTTACAAAAAGCTCTTGCTTGCGTGTCAACGGGCTAGCGGCAGTAGATTTCTTTCGGCCCCGCGTCTCAACAACTTTCCCCATAAACTTCTCCAGTTAATTAGGTCACGTTCTTATTTACGGTTTCTTTTATATAGAGCCAAAATATATTTTTCAAAAAAAATATTGCAGGACCCCCATTAGGCGTTTTTGCGTTTTAGTGTAACTTTTCCTGTTTTAAATAAGTTACAAAATAAGTTACAAAAATATATATGTTTCTTAGTAACTTATAACACTTGTAACGCTGTAACGGATGTAACGGCTATATTTTTCAAAAAAATATTTTTTTTAATTTCTGGCCTATATACAGTAACGCGTTACAAAAAGAGCGCGACCCGTGGACCGCGCTCCGTGTTCTTTGATCCGTGAGGCGTGTTATCTACTTGATAACTCGTAGATTTCTGCCACACGGGGGCTCCAAATTCGTAGCCAGCATTTCGTGCAAAGGAGGATAGCCCCCTCCTTTGCGGTAGCTTTATTATCACACCTTCGGCATTTTGAAAGACCTAATATCATTCAACCTCCTTCAAAAACCAGCACCTATCGGTGTTAGTTGTCCAGTTGTCATCATCTGTTTTGTCGCACTCATAGACAACGGCAACTAAATCCTGTGGATACTCTGGTGCTTCATCTGGATATTTTTCGGTTATGCTCGTGTCTAAATAAATACATATGTCGAACATTCTATCGCCAATGGATACACCCACCCATTCTTGGTCTTCATCAAGATGCTCGTACCATGCGTTGTTCTGACACTTGTAATCTTCAAATCGTAAGTGAGCTTCAAAGTGTGCGGTGAGAAAGCCTTTTTCGTAATCAGATAATTCTATCATTGCTGAACCCTCAACCGTGCTTTGAGCAGATAGGACTGTGCCTCCTGCATTGAGCTTAACGCTTCACCTAACATTTCGATCTCTGCGATAGAGCGGACGTACTCAGCTTGAAGCTCTTCGCCTTTAAATTCAAGGTCCATAGCCGCGGACATTGCGTCGTTGAGCTTGACCTGAACCGCCTGATACCTATCAACCCTCTTCATTTTCAGCCTCCTCAACATGAATGATGACGTCTTTAATATGATCGTCCCATATTATCTCTTCAGCTACTTCTCTTGCCTTGTCCTTGTTGGGAGCTTCGACATCAATCCGGTGATACACCGTGACGTAAACCTTAAACTTTTTTGGCATCGTCCCAATCCCTTTCAAAGATACGCTCGTATTTAGAGGTTAATTCTTTGTCAGCAACGGCTAACCGCAAAGAGGCCAGATATGCCATGTCCCCTGAACTACCTTCATCCATGTTTGGCAAAGAGCCGGTCCCGCCATAGTCCAACATGAAATCCAAAACGATTTTCAAATCATCCTTCATTATCATTCTCCCGTGTTATATAAGATTTATCCCATACATAAACTAAATAAAAAAATGAGTCAACCCCCGCCCCATGAGTGGAGCGAGGGCCGTAGTCAGTCGTCCTTCTCTGACAGGACGTAGGCGGCGGAGCTCATACAAGAGCCCATGAAGCCTAGCACGGTAGCCGTGTCAGGAGCCCCAAGGGCCATGCGGAAGATAAGAGCTTGCATGGCTCCCCCCATAACGGCCCCACTGTTACAACCGGCCTTTTCAAACCGGTCTAACAGCCGCTCCATTTCCTCGACACCGGATTGAAAGTCTTCTGCCTCATTACTTAACTCAGGCATCTTCACTCTCGTATGACGGCATCTTGTAGCCATGAGTGTTAACCATGTTGAACGCTTCAGCAAGCTCCTCCTTTGCTTGCAACATACGGCGCGGTAAGGTTCCGTCGAGTATTTCATAACCCTCGCTATAATCCATGTGGAAATCATGCAAGACCCTAGCGGCGTGAAGCACGGACGACAGTTGTCCCTCAGTCAATAGCGTCTTCATAAACTTCACCCGTTTAACTCTCGCCTCTTCTTTCTCATCGCGAGCTATCTCCCAAGGCTCACGAGTGTCTTTTGTAGCCATTTTCATTGTCACAGAAGCCTGCTTGATTTTGGCTTTCTTCTTATCAGCCCACATTTTCTTGATAGCTTTGGACTGCCGCTTACGAGCTTCGTCGCTCCATTTCTTTCTAGCCATTCCTACCTCCCGATAGTTATTTGTTTAAGATAACTCCCATATATACCAGACAACATAAGATGTCAAACATAAAAAAACCCCCAAGGCGGGGGCAAACCAACCTTGGGGGTCCAACTACGGGATGTTTCTTATATACGCCTTTAAACCCGCAGATACAAGCCCTTTTATCGCATATTATAACGATAATTATCCAATTCGACCATCGTAAATAGCCTGTTCTAACTCTTCGTCGGACATATTATCCATGTCAAAATCCGTGAGCCGCGGTTTGAGCGTCCTTTTCCTGAACACCGTCTTCTTTGTTTTCGGGGCGGGAGTCGGTTTTACTGCTTTAGGCTCTTCAAGAACCTCAATAGTAAACACTCTGTACTTGCATTGTTTACACTCACGCCGCCGACGAATGTTTCCATGATGCGGACGACTACCAAGCACCGCAGTTTCTGCACCGCATTTAACACATTTCACCTTGTTCTCCCGTGCAACACTCGCTGATATAAAGTTTACAAGAAGAGCACTGGACATGACCGTGAACCTCAACGGGTGGCAGACTGCATCTGCACCGTGGGCATTGGTTGTTGTCCAATAGTTGTTGCATCTTACCGGCGTATCCAAAAGGTTTATACTGAAGTTCTCTATTCTTCGGCCATGCCATCATCTATTTCTCCTGTACCGTTACATTTTTCGCAATCGTCCATGTATCCTTCAAGGTAGCCGCCTCTTATCCAATCGACAACAGCGCGTTCATATTCTAACTCGCCCTCTCCAACACATTCTGGACACATCATCGCATAAACTCCCATCCAATAGGTAAATTTTTTTTGGGCGACGCCCTACACATTTTAAATTACACCTTTTGTGCGCGTTTATAAGTATCAAAAATTATTCGTAACTGACCACTAATCGTGCGGCCCTCTGCCTTGGCAATCTTCTTGATTTCGGAGTACACCTCAATCGGAACCAGAACAGATTTCCATTTAGTCGTGTCCATCATAACCCCACATATTGCGTTTATGTAAGCGAATATATGAGATATGTTGTAGAAACACAAGTAAAAAAAGACCCCGCCGGAGCGGGGTCAGTTCGGGAGGAATACCATGAAAAAACTATGTTGCCTCGCCCCAACTGGGGCCGATTTCAACGTCGCACTTGCTTGGCACTTCTAAAGGTACAGCATTTTCCATAATTTCTGCAACCTCTTTTGCTTCTTCACGAGATTTCACAGAAATGGCTACCTCATCGTGTATTTGAATAAGAGGTATGCGCCCTGTTTCATAAATATTCACCATCGCTTGCTTGGTCATGTCCGCGGCTGACGCTTGGATCAACCGGTTCAACGCTTTGTAGGTGTATGCCCGCTTCAATCGGGTAGTAGGACCGTACTCATCGACGGCGTCTTTGTAGGGCAGTGCCTTGCTCATACCAAATGTATCAGGCTCCCACAGATCAAATCGGCATCTGCGGCCCAGTATAGAGCTCACCGCGCCTTTGCTCTTCTTACTGTTAAGGTGTTTCATTACACCGTTTTGTAGACCTTTAACAAAAGGCACCCGCTCATGGTATTGCTTGATAAGGTTACGCGCCTCATCCACTTCTATATCTAACTGATCTGCCAGCTTGTTGACGCCCATGCCATACATCATACCAAGGTTGATCGTCTTGGCCTGTTTACGTTTGATGCCAGCCATTTCTGCTACCATCGTATGAAAGTCCATGTCTGGATCGTTGCGGTAGCCGTCAACAAAGTCTTGTGCGCCCTCTAGCGGCACCCGACCCCTAGAATTTCCTAAAACTTGTGCATAGTGAACCAAGATCCGTGGCTCCTGTTGCGAGAAATCTATGGACGCCCACTGTTCTCCCTCTTCTGGTAGGAACAGACTGCGTATCATGGGGCCTAGCTCTGGATCGCGGGCCGGTATCTGTTGCAGGTTGGGGTTGGACATTGATATGCGGCCCGACACGGTCCCGCCGTCGTCAGATCGAATCTGGTTTATGTGACTGTGTATGCGCCCATCCGACCGGCAGTGCTTCATAATGGTGTTGATGAACGTACCGCTGGTCTTGTTCAGGTTGCGAGCCTCGACTATGAGCTTTGGAAAATCGTGCGTGTGGTCAGATAGAAACTGCTTTCTGAAAGACGGTGCGCCCTTCTCTGTCTTTGGGTAGGCTATGCTTAGATGGTCAAACGCTTTAGCCAGAGACTGCGCCGCCCATATCTCAACGTCCATGCCTGACATATCTTTTATCTGCTTGAGGACGGCCTTCTCTCTTTTCAGCAGGCTGTTTCTGGTGCGCTCCACCTTGTCCTGATCTACGCGGACGCCTTTCCATGTCATGTCTATCAGGCACGGCAACAAGGCCAGTTCCAGATTAGCTATGGGCCACAAGTCTTCCTTGCCTATCTCTACCGACAGGTAGTTCCACAGGTTTAGGGTAAGCTCCGCGTCGCCTTGTGCGTAGGGCCCGACATACATAGCAGGCATCTTCCACATTTCCGATTTGGCATCCAGACCAAAGCTGACTGCCGCGGCTCTTAGCTCCTTCTCCGACTTGACCTTCTTGAGGTAGTCGTAAGCTATGTTGTTAAGGCTGTAGCTGAATCTGTTCTCATCAAGCAGAGACACTATCAGCATGGTGTCGATTATGCGGCCCTTGATGGTAAAGCCCATGCGCCTGATCCACCCCGCATCATATTGTGCGTTGTGCATGATCTTATCGGCAGGACACTCAAAGACTTTCTTTAGCCATTTATTGACAATACGCTCATCCAGATTGCCACCGTTCTCGTGGCGTATGGGGATGTAACCCCTCCAGCCGTCCACTGCTATGGCATAGCCCACAACCTCGCCGTCACCCGTGGGCCATCCCGGTCCATTGGACTTGAGGTTAGGGTCTTTTGTCTCAACGTCGATGGCTATCTGCTTGGCGTCAAATATGTTGGGTAGCTCTGCCGGTGGCACCCATTCTGAAACGGGTACGTCTTGATGAATGGTCAGGCTCATTAGTCCTCGCCTCCTAAAGCACCATAGCCGCATATGTCTATCCAGCTATCCTCGTGTTCTGGCGTCACTATAAGACGTGCCAGCTTGACGGCAACCATGCACTGGTAAACCTGAGACACAGATACGTCTTTGTCCAACAGGACAGACCATATTTTGGCAATGCGCTCATGGTTGTCATGTGCATCGCCGTAATCTTGGGCCCGTGGTCCGTTGACTAGGCTCTCTGCTTCCTTGAGTATCTCTTCACGTTTCATATCAGATCATAACTTTTTGCTAGGTCCTGCGGCTCCACAAGATACAGGTTTTCCTTGGCACGGGTAACCCCCACATAAAATACGCGGTGCGTGTCGTCAGGGTCTTTTCTAAACGCTTCTTCTGATGCCGTTGAAAGGTCCGTGAACAGCACGACGTTGTCCGCCTCGCCGCCCTTTGACCCGTGGATCGTGGACACCTTGATGCGGGGCTCTGCATTAAACTTTTCTCCGCGGCGCAATAATGCCGTTATGTACGCCCGTTCTGCTGACGGTATGTTGTCCATCGCCTCATGCCAGATGCAGTCACGGATATCAGACTCCAGCCAAGCTGTACCCACTATGTGTACCAACTCCATGAGCCCGTGGTCTGCGATTAGCTGGTCAAGCGTCACCATGTCCTCATCACCAAGTGCGGGCAGCTTTTTAAAACCGCGCTTCAGTCTGTCTTTGGTGGACATATAGCTGTAGATAGTGCGAGCCACTGCGCCGGTTACCTCACGGCCTTTGCGTAGTTGCTCCCAACCGTTGACGGCCTCGCTCACCTTTTCGGATATGGACCGTGTTCCGCGGTAGTCAAACAGGTATCCGTCTGTCTTGAGCTCTGTTGCTACGGGGGCCAGCATATAACCGGCTTGCGCCAGTATCAGCCAAGTGCCTTCGCTCATGTCTAACTCGTTCACAGCGTATATGTTACGAACAGTGCCCATGAAGTCTCTAGCTTTGTAAGTTTTAGGGTAACGACGGTGTATCCGGCTGGCTACCTTGCGAGCTAGAAAGTGAACGGCTTTGGGTATGCGGTAGGACTGTGACAGGGTTTCGGATGCGCCCTCAAGATTGATAAACTGGTCAACGTCCGCACCTGCCCATCGGTAAATAGCCTGATCGTCGTCACCCGCGCAATACATACGGTCTGACTTGGCATCCAGTGCATGAGCTATGTCCCATTGCAAAGCGGACAGATCCTGCGCTTCATCCAGAAACGTCAGCGCAAAGCGTGGACAGTAGTGCTCTGCACCTTGTGCAAACTGCTCCAGCATATCGGTAAAGTCGTACACTTCGTTCTGCTTTTTATATTCAAGCAGGGACTTGGCGACATAGCTTACAGTGTTCCAAGACTCTTCGATGTCTGTCTCATTATACTGATCTCGCAAGTCTACCTTGCGAAGCCGCGCCAGATTGATAACGCCCAGTATAGGGTCATTAGCTTTTACCATACTTGGTATGTCGTCGTTGTAATCTATGCGCTTGTCTGTCGATAGCTCAAAGCCCATGATTTGGCTAAGTTCTTTGTAATGCTCCTTCTGCATGACTTGGTCTGTGCGTATGTCGCTCATGGCAAGAGACATACTATGCAGGGTGCGAAAGAAGGGTAGCTCCTTCGGGTCTAGGTTGAACTTTGCCGCCGCCCTGTCCCGCGCTTCTTCTGCGGCTTTACGGGTAAACGAGAAGAACCCTATCTGGTTTGGCAGTACGCCCGCACCAAGAGCCTTCTCCACCTGATTTATCAACGTGGTGGTCTTACCAGTTCCGGGCGGTCCGAAGTACCTAAACATCTTCTTCGTACAGTTCTTCTATACCGGACATGGCTTTTATGAAGATAGGGGTTTTGTCTCCCACCCATGACCCTAGAGTATTGAACCAGAAAAACTCCACGGCATCATCGTAATCCATGCCGTCTCGCTCACAAAGAATGGCTATACATTTGTCATAGTCGTAGGCCACCACGTCTTCTTGACAGGCTCTGTGTGCCACACCAACAAACGCTTTTTCAAATCCATCTGCTAATAACATTAGAAAGGCACCTCCGTTGTTTCAAAATCTTTTAACGTAATGTCTACATCTGCATTGTCGAAAGCGGGCACGGACCAAACGCGAACTACTCGTCCTTTTATTCTAATCGTTGTGCTGTCCCCGTTTATGTCCCGAAGCCGTTGCGCTATGCGGTGTGATTTGTATTCAAAAAACTTGTTCTTCTTCAAGAAGCTCTCAAAATCCCTCAAACGGAAATAGGTCACACCAGACTCTTCGTCTGTCCACGGCTTGCGAAGCAGAATTTCTTCACGGTCTTTTGCTTGCTGTAAGTGACGACAAAACTCTTCCAAGTAATCGTAGAACTGTCCGCTGACACTTGCGTCCTCTGATACCTCCATGATGGCAGACTCGTTGTCCCGCATCTCTGTCATCATTGCAGAGATGCGCCCCTCCCAGACTACCTTGCTAACAGTGCGAGGCATGAAGCTGAGTTGCTCCATACAAGCCTTTTGAAACGCGGGCTGAGACAACAGGGCCTCTGTGTCTAGCTCCAACGGCTCGCCGTTTACATCCATGAACCACACAGGCGGATTGGAGTTGTACTTTCTGAGGTTTGCTACGATAGCCCCTTGAACCGCGGCACCTATGCCGTGCTTACGGGTCATGCAGAGCTCTTTGTTACAATGTGTAACAATAGGCGCATCGCTACAACGGTAAGCGTAGTCCTTCTTCTCAAGCTGTTTAGCTATTATGTTGATCTCGTTCAACGGCAAAGGTGGCGACAAAAACTCGTTGTTGTATCGCAACAGTTCGGTGTCCCAACTATCCGGAAACGCTTTGCGAAGGTACACACCTATGTTGAACAGGCCGTTGTTACGCCCGCCCTCGCTTATAAGTTCCTTACACAGGTGCTGTAGACACGGCGGACCATCACGCATGACGATTGCGCTCTTATCGCTGTCTGATAGCTGTAGCTTCATCACCTCTTCAGGTGTCTGCTTATACTTTTCGTACTGAGCGATAAACTCATCCAGCGTGATGCTGACGCCCTTGTCATCAAAGCCGTAGCGCAACCCATCTTCAGCGTCGTAGTAGGGTAGGTTTAGAAAATTACCTACATCGCCACGATCCAGATGCAACTTAACCTGTTTTGGAAATATCTCACTGCCACCGTAGCCAAGTGCCGCTGACACCTGTTGCAGTGTGGCTTGCATATCCTTGGCGTCTATCCACTCTGTGGTAAACAAGAAGCAGTGCGCCCCGCCCGATTTGGAACGGGTCACAACCAACGGAAGCTTGAGCTTCCTGATCTTCTGTATCAACAGCTTGTGGTCTAGCGGGTACTGATCTACGTCGATACAGCCCCAGACGCACTTGTTCTGCTCATTAATTGGAATAATACCAATGGCCTGACCCTTACCCGACAGGTGGCCTTGCCATAGTTCCGTGGTCCGTGGTTCGCGTAGAATAGCTGCCTTACCAGAGTTCTTCCCATTCGATTGGGTTTTCTCAATCTTGTAAGTGCCATACGCCGCCTCAAGGCCGCGGAATATCTCCTGAAATTTTTCTACAGACATGTTTGCCCCCCAAAGGATGAGGTGGCAAGGGAGCAGCAGCCAGACCCCTTACCACCTCAACTGCTTAGAACGGTGTGTCGCCGTCTTCTTCTTGGTTTGCGGCGTTATCGTCCTGATGCTTCACGACAACATCACCTGTTGTCACGCTTTGGGCAAACGTCTTGGCCTGTCCGTAAACACCAGCGTCCGACACCGGTCCTTCAAGGCTCATTTCCCACCCGTGCCAGCTTCCTTTGCTGTTTTCCTCTGACACGGTCTTCAAGTTGTAAATGTGACTGAAACGTGGCGGGGTAAACGGGCCATTCTTGCCCTGCATTACCCGTGACGATATCATGCTGTTCCACTTGCGGCTCTTCTTTAACTGCGTAGACTTCATTGCAATCAAAGCCGTTTCGGAAGAACCGTCCTCGTTCATCACGATGACAAAGTGCTGGTGGGTTTCTTCGATATACTCACCCTCTCCACCAATGACGTACTCTTTATTATCTTCAGCAGAACGCTCTGTCTTTGGGATAGTGTCACCCGGAGCATAGATAGCCTGCGGAGCACCGCTTCCAACGCCTCTGGGGGCCCATTGAATGAACCGACGCTGATAGGCGCACGGGATGACCTTGATGCCGTCCTTGCCCGTGTAAACGTGTCCAGTGACGGTATTGTAAATGTCACCTTTGCGGGCAGTCTCATGTGTGTCCAAAAGCGGGTCCAAACCCGACAGGATCTTGAGGAACGGCAGAGCAAGATCTTCTTGCCCCATGTTCTCCATACCCATACCGGCATCGGCTTCAAACATGGTTGGATCAAAAGGGATTACTTCAGCAGATTTAGTTTCTGCAACTTTTCTTTTATCAGCCATCTTATTTACTCCTTTTGATAACTGCTCGTTGTCCGACATAGGCTCCGAATAACTCCATTGGGAAGTCGTCACCATTTTCAACACGTTCCTTGACAAAGGCACGAAGCGTCTGCGGATGAATTTCCGTTTTTTGCTCCGCATAATGTCCTTCTTTTTCGGCAATGGCTTTGAAGGACGCCGCTTTGTCGTCCTCGCCCCTGCCAAATTGACACGCAACGGTATTTTTAATGATGTCATCGTAACCTTTCTCCCGAAGCCACTCGTAAGCGGCAGGTCTGTTATCCACGAGGATAGATGCCCCGTAGGTTTGTTTGACGGTTACCTCTGAACCATCATCTAGTTTCATCGAAGACAGACCAATTTCTGCAAGCATGGTTGGCAAGTCTTCATCCGTGAGCTTCAAAAGGCCCTTCTTCGCGTTCTTGAGGTCAGACTCAAGAGACGATATGTACTCTTCTTCATCTCGGATTTTGCGGGCTATCTCAGCCACTGTTTGCAGACCAGCTTGGTCTAGCTTTTCTACACCGGAGGACAGGCTCTGTTCAAAGTCCTGCTCCATTTGATCAAAGATATCGCTCATCGCGTTTCTCCATCGTTGTTAAAGGCACCGGTTGGGCCTTGACAAATTGTATATAGACGCATAAGTTCGCATAGTCAAGGAGAAAATTATGGGAAAATACAAGTTCAGGACAGAACCGTTTGAGCACCAGCAGAAAGCCTTAGATGACTCGTGGTCCGC